GATATGCGCATACCCGTTTGGGTAGGGTTCTGGGATTTGAGTACGGGACCTTCGGTTTGCGAGATGATCTCAAGGAGCAGTTTGGCGAGGCAGGAGAAAAAATCCAACAGGCGTTAGATGCCATTGTGGAACACAAGATGGCGTTGCCGGTGTACGCGTCCACAGCGTCGGTGAATCGAGAGGTTGAGAAGCAATCGGATTTGATGATGATGCAGACGATGGAGCGGTATCATCAAGGCGTCGCGTCAATGCTGCAAGCGATGAATAATCCGATGGTCCCAGAGCAGATCAAGCAGTATACGATGGACGCGTTGGAAGCGGCTCGGACGCTGATGAAGGCTACGCTGCGTCATTTTGGTCAAGACGAAGTCGATCGGTTGGTGCCGGAGATACCCAAAGCGCAGCCTCAACAACCACCACAAGGAGGGCCACCGCAAGGTGCGCCAGCAGCCGGGCCGCAACAGTTGTCACAAGGGATGTCAATCCCGCGCGCCCCAATGCCGATGCTGCCGGGCGGTGAGGGAAAGGTGATGTGATGACTGAGTCACATAGCCAAGACGAAAAAATTCAGTTAGAAAAGATCAGTCGTTTCTTGCGGTTAGACGACGCCAGACCGTTGTTAGCCAAGGTCGAAGACCGTCGCAACAGATGTTTGAGTTCTCTGCGAGTTAACACTGAAACGATCGAGATCGGACGGTCGCAAGGCCGTATCGAAATACTCGATTGGTTACTTGGACTCAAGGAGGATTGAAATGGTTTGGTGGCAAAACCGTAATGATGATGACCTGCCGCCAGAGCTTCGAGGTAAAAAGCCCGAAGAACTGGCAGCATTGATCCGTAAGGCTGGCGAACTGGAAACAGCGTTGGCAGCGGAGAAAACCGAGCGCGATGCGCTCAAAACCAAATTGGACTCCACCACATCGGAGTTCGATACGATCAAAACGAAGCTAGCTGAGATCGAGGCTAAGACAACGCCAATAACGACTGCAACTACTACGACAGTGGATGATGAACCAGCGTCGCCCTGGGTTGATCCACAGAAGTTTGTGCAAGATCAAACCAAGCCGCTGGCACAAGTCGCACTGGCGTCGGGAATGCTGACTGCTAAGATGTACTTTGTACAGCAACTCAGCGAACGGGATCAGAAGATTTTCAAGAAATATGCGTCGGAGGTCGAACAAGGCGTCAGTACATTCGCACCCGAAGCCCGCGTGATGCCACAGGCGTGGCTTAATTGTTTTCTGTTTGTTAAGGGTGCCCATGAGCAAGACATCCGTAAGGCGGAGACGGAGAAAACGGATTTCTTCGCCGAGACAGCGTCGCGCACCGGCGGTACGCAAGACGTCGGTGAACCGGAGGACAAACTGACCGCAGAGGAAGAAGAAACCTGTCGGGTGATGCATTGGGACCCGAAGGGTTACCTGGAACGAAAGAAAGCCTCGCATCTGACATCTCATTCGAAAGGAGCCTCGTTGCATTATGGCATCCCCAAACCAACCATCGCAAGGTAGTCCGCAGCAACCGGTGCCGACGATGACTAGTGCATCGATGGTGCCTCCCGACCCAACGCCCACCAATCCGCATGTTGCAGCGGAGTTGGCAGAGGATATCGTCGCGAGGCCACTGACGTTGCCTGACTTCGTCGATGTGCCGTTGACCAATCCCAATCTGGTGGGACGTTGGATCTTCACCGATCGCAGACGCTTCTCGCAGGCGAAAGCTCAAGGTTGGCGTGTCGCTAAGAAAACGGACATCAAACCCGGATACTTGTCTCCTTACGAAGAGGAAGGAGGTACGAAATACGTCAATGGTGATCTCATCCTGATGGTCATCGACCGCAAGATTTATTTGGGAGCGTTGCGTTACAAACATCAGGTCGCGGCGGCGTTTGCTGATGCGGCGGTACAACGTCGTATTAGTGCCGGCCGCGCGGTCAACGACTTGGGTGGCGATGTAGCGTTAGCCAATCAACGTCGTGCAGCAGCGGGTGCCGACCCATTGATGACGGTGTTCACGCCCGGTGCTGCCGATTTACCAGGAGTGATGTCGAACCCAGCGGTAGCTGGCAAAGAATTGGGTCGCATGGGCGGTTCGCGTGAAACAGGGACACTTGCCGATTTAGCAAAGCAAGTGGACAAACTTTAACTCTAACAAAACGTAGTTTGAAGGAGGTTACGAAATGGCATCAGCGTTGATTCAAGAACGTGGTACGGTGTCCGGCAATCAGAACCGGATGCAGCGTATCAATGAAGACGCCGCTCAAACCTTTCTCGCCGGAACGCCGTTGATGATCAACAGTGCAAACGGCGCACTGAAGGTTTGGGATGGTGCGACAATCACCAATGGCATCGCGGGTATCAGCAAGGAGTTTGGTGCCAATTTGACGACTGCTGGAGTGCCATTGGGCACCACGCAGTCGCCCAGCAATGCACCGATGGTTGGTGGTGGTATCACCTTTGGGTCGGTGCAGAATGAATCGGCAGCCAGTAACCTGTCCAGGCCGTATTTCAACGACGGTAAGACAGGCGCTGTGTTGGCGATTCCAGACAATGTGTTCTATGGTCAAGTCGGCCCCGCGCAGACTACCGCTGCAAGTGACGTTGGCAAGCAGTATGGTATGACCAAAGATGCTGACAATCACTGGTACGTAGACAAAGGCAAAACGGGTGTCAGCGCGGTTTGTGTTATCACTGCACTCGACACATACGACACCTCGCGTGGCGTATTGTTCACATTCTTGCCGGCGGTTGGACAGATTCTGAGTTAACTGGCTTCGGCCAGTGAGTTGTTTACTTCTTGAAGGGAGAATAGACTAACATGATGGTCAGAGGCCAGTTTTTCCAATTGATGGCTCCGGGGCTGCATGATCTGTTCGTCCACTTCCTTGATCTGAAGCAACGTGATGAGGAATACTCATACGTTTTCAATATTGAGGAATCGGACGCGGCATTCGAGGACGAAGTCGAGTTTTCTGGCCTCGGGCCGTTGCAGCCTAAGTTAGAAGGCACTGCGGTGCAGTATCAAGACATTATCCAAGGCGGCACCAAGCGTTATTTACACGCGCCTTGGGCACTCGGTGTTCGTGCGTCGTGGGAGTTGATCAAAGACGATCAGTACAAATTGATCAACCAGGCACCTAAGTGTCTGGCTCGCAGCGCGCACTTCGTTCGTGAGATTCAATCCTGGAACGTGTTGAATCTTGGGTTCACGTCTACGACAGTGATCGACGGCGTGACATTGTTCAACACACAACACCCGTTGCTCGGCGGTACGCAAGCGACAGCGATTGGACCCGGCGTCGGTAATATCATTGCTGCCGCAGGCACGTATCCCAACCGGCCAACAACTGACGTGGATTTGTCGTTTACGGCCATCCAGCTTGCTATCAATATGTTTGAGCGTTTGATCGACTCACAAGGGTTGCCCATTTCGCTCAAACCGAAGTATCTGGTGATCCCACCGGAGTTGAAATGGATCGCTCGGGAAATCCTCGGTTCGCCAAACAAACCGTACACGGCAGACAACGAGATCAACTCGTTGATCAAAGAAGACTTGATGTACTTCATCTGCCATTACCTCACGAGCGCCTCGGCATGGTTCTTGGTGGGTGACAAAGAAGCACACACCTTGAAATTCATGAACAGAGAGGATCTCGTGGAGGACTTTTCTGACGATTTTGATACTCGGACAATTAAACAGATCGCGACCATGAGATTTTCAACTGGGGCGACAAATTGGCTGGGGACTTGGGGGTCGAATGGACCGTAATAACGACTTGCTTGCGTTGCTTGCTCGTGTGACACCTCAATATGTTGCGGGATTCTTCGACGGCGAGGGGTGTGTTTATGCACATTTAGGAGGAACGCAAGCTAGACGACATCCGGGAATTTGGGTATCTTTATCGCAAAACGATGTCACACCGCTGGCTCTGATTGCGCTCAAATATCCGGGATGTGCTGGTCCGACACCATCAAAAAACACATTTACTCTTGTCTGGAGCGGTAGAAATTGCATCCCGATTCTGGAAGCAATTCAAGACCTTGTTATTGTCAAGAAAGTTCAAGTCGATGCTGGAATTGAGCTTGCGAGATTGATGGGAGATCACGGCGAGCGTCCAAATCAGAACAATCTTGATAGACGTCGAGAACTTGCTACAATTATCAAAGATGCAAAGGAATGACGTAGTGTTGCTCTACGCAACATAAAAACAGGAGAATAAAAAATGACGTACAAACGTTGGTCGACCACAATTGTAATTGCGTTGTTGTTCGTTCTGCAAGCTGTCATGTGGG